CGATCTCAAACTGACTTGACTCCACCCACGCGTTCAGACCGATAGGCGGATTGTATTCCCCATCATCAAGCCCGAACTCATGAGAGTACACGTACCCATCGGGCGCGGCGGCCAGCGGATAAGCGTGCACCGACCGGTCTATCCAGGCAGTGCGCGTCAGCCCGCCGTAGTGCCAGATGTCCTGCGCATAGTCATACACGACGTACCGGTCGATGTTGTCGCTGTCCACCGATGGATAGAACCACCACACTTCGCTGTCTGACGCATTGGTGCCGGACACGACCTTGGCCGCCTGGTCGTAGTTGAAGTTGCCAAACACATATTCGTCAACGCTGCACGGGAGGGTCTCGACGATACCGTCGAACTTATAGAACAGCCCGTCGCCCATCCAATACACAACGTCTTGCACCGCAATAGCGGCGTTGCCGGACACGATCGACGTGCTGACAGATATCTCCGTGGTGCCAAAGGTGAACGGCGCCCCGATAAACTGCATCGTGTACGCCGCCGAGTCCGTGAGGATAAACACCTGCTGCCGGGTCTGCACTGCGGTTATAATCGCACTGCCCGAGTCCAAGCGCAGTGCGCCCGCCGTGTTGGTTTCGGTGGTGTTCCACTCGGTGAGGCTTTCGGTCGAGGAGAACCGGATAATCATCGGGTCTTGCACCCCGCCGCCACTCTCGGGCGTACACCCAAACGCAATAACGTGCCGGTCTTTTTCAGACACCAGCATGAGCGTGGCCTTAGTGGGCGCGGAGTTCGATCCTGCCAAATCCTCTAACGCTACGGCGCGCGACCCAGTGCCGCCCGACTTGTCCCAGTAATATATTCCCCCATCACGTACGCACGACAGGAGGTCTTCGCCCCAGTTGTCCATCGACCACAAGCGCAGTATAGCGCCAGACACCGACGTATCCGCAGGGCCGCCCCACGCGTTCTCGCCCCACGCACCGGCCCCCCAGCCCGTGCCGACGATAGATGTGTCGAGCCCGACAGCGATCTGATATTCCGCTATAGTAGACGACCCGCCGTCGCCAGAGTCAGCGGCGCTCGCCACGGCCGACACACTTACGGTAAACGTGTTTGCGTCTGGCACGGACACAACTTGATATTCTGCGTTGAGCACCGAGGACGTTATGTTGCCACCAAGGCCCGCAGCGCCCGAGAACCGGACGAAGTCGTTTTGTGCAGCCCCGTGACTTGCCTCGGATACGGTGATTAGCGGCGATCCGTCGGTTGCAGAGAACGTCGCGTCTCCTGCATCTGTGGTCAGCCGGAGCGCCGTGACGTCAAACGGTACACCACCAGCAATCACGTACTGCTTGAGATGCGTGCCGGCACCTACATGGATACTGTTATCCAGCGGCGACCATGCTTTTAGAAGCCGGCACGAGCCGAGCATCGGAGCCCCGGAATACCGGGCCCAGCCGCCGATGGTTTCTGGATACCCGCGCCTGAACCGGACCAAGTTGCAGTCGTACCACCCGCCCGTGTTGGTATAGTCTGTGGTCTCTCGGTTTATACCAGGCCTGAATTGTAGTTTCTGTAAGGGCATCACGTGTCTCCGTATATTGTGCCGCCGCCGGTCTTTGACGCCCAGTTAGTTCCGCTCCATGCATCGCCGCCCGCACCACCCGCAAAATTGCTACCGTTTCCGATACCACCGGGAGCGCCCCAACCGCCGCCGCCGCCAGCACCTTTTGCCGAGAAGTAGCCCGGCCCTCCATTTACACCGCTGCTCCCCGCAGCCCCGCCCCGCCCGCCAGTGTTGGCGACCTGAACCGAATTACTGTCGGAGATTGCGCCACCGCCCGTACCGCCAGAGCCGGGAAGTATACGACCTCCACCGCCGCCGGGATACCCTTGCACGTCATTGCTTCCGCCGTCATTGCCTGCGCCGCCACCACCGCCAGCCTGACCGCCACGCCCTACAGCGTTTGTCCCGTAGTCAGGCGAGTTCCCGTTTGAACCTGATGACCCGATACCGCCGCCAGCACCGCCGGTTCCCCAAGTCCCGTTCGCAAACATACCGCGGCCTCCAGAACCACCACCAGCACCGCCGCCACCTCCCGCTCGGTTTTGTCCGTTTGAGCTGTAGTTCATGCCTCCGCCGCCACCGCCGCCACCACCCGCGATGTACGCTCCGCTGTTGTGGGTGAGGACTACACCGGCTGCCGCGTTAGAAACTGCACTGCCGCCACCGCTTCCCGCGCCCGTAGTTCCGCCAACGCCACCTTTGCCTATGATGTTGCCGTTGTTTACAAGGGTTAGAAGACCATTCAGCGCGCTTGAGATTAAAAGTGCCGGTGTGCTGGTGTTATCTGACCAAATCCACACACCGCTATCAATAGTGACCTCGACCGGTATCCCCGACGACCAACCCACGCTTGTGAGGTAGGAAACCAAGTCAACTTCTTTTTGGTTAGATGAGATGTTGTAAAACTGTTTGAGAACTGCGCCGTAGAAATCGGACGCGGAAATAGTGCCGCTTTCCGGCACGTCTGTGTTGTTCGTTGTGGTGAGCGCGCCTCGGTAATATTCGGACAGGCTGATAGGGTTAGACCCCCCAAATTCAGTCTGGAGGGCCGCAAACGTAAGTTGACCGGATGATGGTAGTGCCATGTAGTGACCCCTTTACGTAATCGCAGTGTCGAACGCTGTGATGTCAGACAGCGTCTCAAGCGCACCGGCTACAGACAGCCGAAGAACAACCGTAGACCCCTGCTTAATGCGGATAAATGACGCGTCGGCCTCAACGGTCCAGCCGTCGCCTAAGTTGAGTGTTGGGACCGTGACCGCACCTGCAAAAGCCGCGGCTCCTGTAAACGACGGGTTGTCAATTGGTGCGTTGAGTGCGATCGCGGCGGCCCCGGCAGTGAACTGATCTTGGATGGGGGACGTAACGCCATCGACGAAGTTCAACTCTGCAGGTGTCGCCGTAACGCCGTCCATGATGTTTAGTTCAGCTGCGCTTGCCGATACCCCGAGGGATGTCAACGCAGCTGCGGGGGTCTTCAACGTCCACGTGGACCCATTCCCTACGATGAAGTTGTTGTTCGTGACTGCGAGACCGTTAATCGCGGCCAGCTTGTCGTACGTACCACCGGCACGGATGAACCGAGACGTGAGGTCTGCGACTGACCCTGCCCCGCCGCCGCCGTCTGTGTAGATAATGGCCGACGCGCCTGGAGGTACGGTGACATTGCTCCCCGATCCTTGCGTGAACACCGCAGCTACGCTGGTGGCGTTGAATACCTCATACACTTTTTGCGCATCGTCCGGTGCGATCGTGACGGTGTTCGTGCCAGACGGGCTGCCGCCGAGTACGAGAACCCGATAGTTGCCCTCGGATAGCGTGCCGTTGCTGGTTGTGATTGTGGTGGCCGTCCCGGTCAGTGTGATCGCACCGACTCCCGACATCGCACGGTCAACCATATCGAACACTGTGTTTGCCACAGTCCCCCAGGCGCCGCTGCTCTCACCGATGCCCGGCTTAGACAGGCCGTTGTTTAGCGTGTATGTTGTTGGCATGTCGCTTCCTTACAAGATTGTTTCGGTCCATACGTCAGTCACGCCTGGTGTTACGTTAGTGTACACATCTACCTGTGATGACGCAACACCGACCCACCCAGGACGTAGCTGTGATGACGCAACACCCACCCACCCAGGACGTAGCTTCTCCGCGAGGACGAATGTGGCGAACGATCCGGTGACGAGTGTGATTATAGATACAGTAGGTGATGCAGTTGTTACGCTCGACGTTGCTGCTAGTGCCGCACGTCTACGTTTCCTGACGATCCATGCGGCAGTTACAGTTGACACGCCTGCAGTTACTGCGGCGCGGTTACGTGTGACGCGACGTGCGCTAGTGGCGGCGGACGATGCCGCAATCGCTGCCGACCTGTTTCGCGTCACATACCAGGCGCCCGTTACCGTCGATACGGCTTCGATATCGGCGCCCCTCCCGCGACTTACTAGCGCCTCACCCGAGACCGTAGATGCGCCGCCTATAGCGCCGTCTCGAGCATAGGATACACGGACGTCACTCGAGATAGATGATGCACTGGATATAGCCGACGACCGGTTTCGCGTTACTTGGGATGTAGCGGCGACGGTCGACGCAGTCCCGATGACTCCCGACCTGTTGCGAACGACCCGCGGCACCGCTGTTACACCCGACGCCGCTATTATGGACGCGCTCCGAGTCGACGTTAGTAGGCTGTCTGCAGTTGCAGTCGACACACCGGCAATCGACGCTGTCCTTGTCGGTGCCGCGTACGACTCGTCCCCCATCGCGCGGCTGTTCGCGCCGAGCAGGTTGCTGCCGCTTTGGTCTTGCAGTGTGTTAACCATAGAGGCGCTCCTTCGTGGTGCTAGTAGTGTCCGGGGTCTTGACTGTTGAGGAACCCGCCCATTAAATCCGCTAACTCACGCTTGGATGGGTCAGGACTGTTCTTTAGGCGGCGCAGTCTCGTTGTTGTCTGAAACTCGCGTGGGAACTCGCAAAACAAAATCGTGCATACGGTCCAGTTGTGTAACGTGTTGATTACTACAAACGCTGCAACCGGCAAAGCGATAACATACCGCCTCCCGCCGACATCCCACTCGTTGCGTGCCAGCCAATAAACGCCGCTGTACAGGATGAACACTGGCAGGATTACAAGGGCTAACGATAGGAATACACAGAGGCGTTTGAAGCCGATGACACGGGTTTCTGAGTAGTTACTGTTCATTACATTATACCTTATTTCATCCTGTCTATGGCGGCTTCAAGTGCATCAATGCGAACCAGCGCCTCTTGTAAAGACGCAACCAAGAGGGGCGTAAGTTTTGAATAATCAACCGACTGCATGTTAGGAATAGACCTTGTTCCCATAACTGCTTCTTCAGTTTTAGTGGCAGGAGTTATTTCATACTCCTCGTCAACCATAGCATCTTTGGTGCCATTGACAGCACGGGGTAAAACATCCTGCAGTTCGTGAGCAAGAAAACCGTCGTACCATAGTCCATCTGAGATAGCCGTGTAAGTGCAGGGTCTCATAACTTTCACAATGTCAGAAGCGCCTTGAACGGGAGTTACGTTTTCTTTTAGGCGATAGTCAGAGGACGTATTGTAAGATGTATTTGAGGAATTAACGGCTATTTCACCAACGACACTCCCGCTGTAATAAAACTTAGCAACCTCACCCGTCCCT